CAGTAGGATATTCGCTGAAGACGCCATGTAGCGTTCATAATATTCACCAAGTGTTTCACCATCTAGAAATGGATACATTTCATCGACTGGGAGACGATCACGATTCAATGGAACATTGACAGAGTTACCTTCGCTACCATAAACCCATTCGATGTGAGATGTTACGATATCAAAGTTAGATTCAACTGTCGCAACAATAGCATCTGCAAAATCTGCATCACCATAAGCACGAACAGAAACAGTATTACTGTTCACATCAAAGCGAATGTAATTGTTTGTATCACGTTCAATGATAAGACCATTAGAGGAATTACCTTGGACATGGAGGTCGTCTTTAAACATTTCCTCTGCCCATTCAGCCCACTGTTCTCGATTGCAGAGAACACTGGTTTCACGATGAATAGTACGTTGGCCAGCTTCAACACGACGCTTCAGGATCTCTGAAGTGATTAAGTCATCAAAGTCACTAACACCGAGAAAGATTTTTTCGTTTGTATTTTCGTTCATAATTTTATTCAATGCAAATTGATTATCGCTTGAATCCCAAGCAAATTTCTTGATAGTTCTTTTATTTACTTTGCTTCTGCGTCTCCGAATCGAAGGAAACTTGCGACTGCTCACTCCCTTGCTCAATTCCGCTATCCAATCCTGTATCGATCGTTCCATCTTTTACCTCATCATCTATAAATGCGTTCAACGTATTTTCCATTTTTCTCTTTGCAACCTTTTCTTTCTTACGATCGATAAAGTCATCAAAGGTATGATTGTTCTGCATAAAATCTAAATAAGCATTCTTAAATTCACCTGTCTCATCTTGCTCTTGTAACTCGAACATCTCGAATGGCATGTCCTGAATCAACTTACCTTTAATGTAAGACTGTTTCTTTTCCTTGGCAATCCTACGAAGAAATGCATAGTAGATAATCTGTGTAAAATATGCGAAAGGATTATTGGATTTTGCAGGATCAAAGTTATTAATATATTGCAGACAATTTTCTATACCATCCGAGATCATTTCATCTCGATAAGAGTAGTTTAGAAAGTTAGGTTTGTATGATAAGTGCGTTGCTATCTTTAGAATGCACTCACCAATATAATTGCTTACTTGGGGTGTTGGGAGATTGTTTTCTTTTGCATGTTGATATTTTTGTCGCATCTCAACAATTGCTGCGAGAAAATCTGCGTTGTTTACGTAGTGAGCCATAGCATTTCTTTTATCCTTTAATTCAAACTACACATAGTATACATCATCGATGACAGAAAGACAAATATATTTTTATTACAATTTAGATTTGCTTTTATAGTTGACTTGAGACATAATCACTGTGTTAGGGTTGATGACTACTAATGTTTAGTCTCGTTACCATCTATGTAAGTACTTGGTATCGAAGTATCTTCAACTTCTTCCTCTTCTTCTCCAGCTATACCTACCAACATAGCGATTCTTTTCTTGGCTTCCCTAGAACTAATAAATGGTTCTTCCTGTTCAGGCTTTTCGATTCGCCAATCATTGCTATGTTGGGCAACAATACGTCTATAATGAGGGATCATCATTTCGTGTAGACGTTTGATAAACATTACGTTTTTCTTTTCTATAGAAAAAGATGTATCATCTGTGAATTGGCAATATGGATGCGCAGTGATATGTTCTCTCCCCTCACCAACTATTGGTGTAGTTCTTATAGTCATTGGACTACCAAGTTGCACATACTTATCATCTTCTTCTTCGAGGACAGCCATGACCTGTTCCCCATTGGTTAACTTTATAACAACATAGACATCTTTGTCTGTTAGCATAAGTCTACCTCTACTATTTTTGTTTTAAATTGTTCTTCTGCATACGTTTTGTATCTTTCTGCAGCATGATTTAAAGTATGATTCTTCCAAGACTTCCAATGAAGATCGTCTGCAAGATCAAATAGATTACAAGAAGTCTTACCTTCTTTTAAACGTAACCCACGACCAATCGATTGCAGGTTACGAATCTTTGATTTAGATGGAGACGCAAAAATTACATTCTCCAATGATGGGATATTAATTCCAGTACTAAAAGTACCAAAAGAAGCAATGATAATGGCGTCACTTTCCCCCTCTGTAATATGACGGATTGCTTCTCGATCAGTGGTTTCAGTACCACCGTAGACAAAGAAAACTTTTCTTTTATCATGCACTTTATTTTTAATAAGTTCGTATAGGACTTTGCCATGCTTTTCAACGTATTGAAAAAGAACGAGCGTATTACCTTTAGAATTTACTGCCAAGTTTCGAATAAACTTATTTCTTGGTTCACAAGATACAAGCCAATCCATTTCTTCTTGGTACGTATTGTTTTTTCGCCCTTTACGAATCTCTTCATTGTACTTCAGTATTACACACATTATATTTAGGGTAGACAACCTTCCAGAATCCATGAGTGCTTTAGTTGTAGTGACTCTATGTATTGGACCAAAGACACCTTCAAGAACTAATTTATGAATTTTCTTATTGTCAAGTGTTCCAGTTGTACCAATACGATACTTGACTGTATCCATCTTTTCCATAACCCCTGTAAGAGATTTGGCTTTAAATTGGTGAGCCTCATCACCAAAGATAACATCGAATTGTTTGAACCAAGATTTTGGTTGTAGATAGACTGATTGCCAAGTTGTTACTAAAACATCTTTGGTAAAGTCTTTAGTGAAACCGCTGTAAAGTTTTTGACAATGAACTTTTGTTTCCCATCCATTTGCAGATGAGTAATCTTCAAAGTCTGTGTACAGTTGCTCAACAAGAGATGTTGTTGGAACTATAATGATACACTTACGATTATTTTCTAAATGCCATCGTAAGATAGAATAGATTATTAACGATTTCCCTGAAGCAGTCGGCGATAAGAGTAGTACTCTGTCACTAGCAATTGCTTTATGGATAGCATCGCACTGGTAGTCTCTGACTGTGATCGCTTCGTTTCTTGATTGTGGATTGAGTGTTTCGACCCATCGCTCAATGTCACTGTATACGATATCATTTTGTAAGAAGTGTTCAGGTTTGACATATTGTAGTTCATAATTATTCCTTTCGGCAAATTCTTGTACATAAGAAACAAGACCAACATAAAGAGTTTTTCTTACTGCATCATACAAACGCACTTTACCATCCCACAATCTTGCTCGATATTGTGGTGTAAATCTAGCACCTGGATATTCGTATGTGAAGAAGTCTACTAATTCTTGTTCAATGCTAGGATCAGAAAAGACACGAACATAGACTTCATCAAGTTTTTCAATTTTAATCATTACCATACTGCATTAAATACGCAGGTTATTCTACTATTAGACTTATTTAAAGGGACTTGGTGTTGCATCCACGATGGCCATATTAACATCAACCCATCTTTTGGCGGTACTGTATATTTTGTTAAATCTACAGTGTCATCTATATTTTTAATATACACATAATCTCTGTGTGGACTTCTATCATGAAAAATAATTGGAGCAGAATTATCAGGAACTTTTAGATATAATATTCCAGAAAGAATACAATTTGGATGACAATGTTCATCATGATGATCATTAACATCCATTTCACTAAAAAATAACTCTATAACGATAGACTTTGGCACAACTTTGTGTTGAGATTGTAAATATTCAGAACACATATCATATATGCGTTTTTTTATAAATTTTAAATTATTATCTCGCATCGCATAATCATTACCATATGTGTTTTTATAATTCCAGGTATATGTTAATCTAGTTTCTTGCGCAAGGTATTCATTTGCAAATGGCAAAATTTTATCTGTAAATTGCTTATCTACATTATACCCAATTATAGAAGGAAATATATTAACAAAGTTCATTATCACATCCCAGCAAGAAACTTCTTCCATTCAACAGCAGTTTTAATTTGCCAGTCTCTTGCTTTAATTTGACCAAGGACTGACTCAAGAAAATAAATCATCGTTTCGAGATAATCTATCTTTACCTTCAAAGTATTTAGTTCGGTGTCACCTGAGAGAAATTCATCCATCTCATTCTTCAATGGTTTAACACCCTGCCATTGTTCCCAACCAAGTTGTGTTAATTCGTCACGTGATAGTTCACCACGATACAAACGAAATTTATTTTTACGGAGAATGTTACAATCAGAACTAAACTTAGTGTGTTTTAGTTTGACATTGACAAGTAATTTTAAATACTTAGCGTGAAGTTTGGGGGTAGCGGTAGTGGTTTCACCAAGATAGTTATCATCTATTTGGCAATCAACATCCCACATCTCTTGTAGTTGTTCTATATTCATAATATCCTCAAGTTATATACTGCACATTATATCGCAGTATTACAAAAAAATCAAATTTGTCTTACAAGAATCTATACCAACCGAATTTAAATGTTGCAGAACCAACTAGGTAATTCACATCATCGTTTGTAGATGCAAACGAAAGAGATTCAAGTGTTGTGGGAAACACATCAAAGAATTGGATACTTTGTATTGGATTATTTGAACTGTCTAAAATTTGTAGAACAGCATCAGAATAGTTCTTTGCCAATTCACCATATGCAGTAGTGTCCCCTGCCTGACCAGTAACATACTGATCATAACTTTCTGGGAAACCAAGAGCAACAATCCAATTGTAGATGATTCTATAATTAGTCATATTTTCATCAACCATAAAGTTAATGGTTAATTGATCATACGATAGAGTATCACCTGGAACTGGTTGTGTGGAGAATGGAGTGGCAAATGTAGGTTCACCCAACGTGATTCCTGGAAGGTTTACATTCTGTGCAAAGAATGTGACATCAGGTATTTTGTTGACAGCAAACTTAAACCCATTGGGAGACAATGGATTGATATTGGCAGGTATAGATGTATTTGGCATATAATTATTTAGGAAGAAAAAAAAGGGGAACCGAAGTCCCCCTTTTAAATACCGCTTCTATGTCGGCTTAGTAGCCAACTCGATGATTACATCAAGTTAGTAACACGTACACGACGATAGTAGTAGTTTTCGTTTGCAGTCAAACCACCAGTACCATCCAATGAAACGAATGGGTTAGCAACTAGACCGTAACGAGTCTTGAAGCCAATCTTTGGTTGGAAGCTGCTTGGATCAACCGCACGAACCAACTGTAGTGGAACGTATGGGCAATAGAACAAACCAGCGTCAAAAGCGGATGCGCCTTTGTAACCAGCAACGAAGAACTGAGTGTTGCTTACGTTTGAAGTATATGGATCAACATACACTTTGTACTTGCCGTTTAGAACACCAGCGAAAGTAGTAGAAGTGTCATCTACATTCAATGCGTTCTTACCAGTGATACCAGAAGAATAGTCAAGAACACCAGCCATCGCCAATGCAGACGCTACGTCAGCAGAAGTGATGAGGAAGTTCGCACGACCACGACGAGTTTGTTGACCGATAGCATTGGCTTCACGTTCGATTTGGAACATTAGACCTTTGAATTTTTCAACAGACCAACGACCATTAGAGTCAACGTCCAAGTCGAAAGTACCAGCAGTAGCTGTACCAACTGCAGCACCTGGTTTAGCAGTGTTGTAGATTGTACGGATAACTTCACGATTGATTTCAGCAAGAATTTCTGTAGAAAGAATGTTGCTCAATTCGCCTTCAGCGTCAAGACCATGAACTGATTTCAAGTCTTGTGCTAGTTCAATAGAGTATTCTGCCTTCAAAGCACGAGTCTTTGCAGTTACAGAAGTCTTTTCGATGCTGAATGCCATCTCACCGAAAGTACCACCACCAGAAGTACCCATGGCTTCTGCAGCAGAAGTAGCCATACCAGTACCATTAGTGTCAGCACCACCGAATACTGACGCACCAGAGTGAACACCAGTACCAGAGAAGTCAGTATCTGCTTCGTTGAACAACGCTTCAGTACCACCTTGAGTGCTGTAACGTGACTTCATTGCGAAGATCAAGCCAGTTGGCTGAGTCATTGGTTGAACACCAGCAACATCATAAGCGATAAGTTGTGGCATTGCACGACGAACCAAGCTGATCAATACTGGATCAAACTTAGCGATACCGCCAGTGTCACCATATGAACCAACGCTGTTTGTTGGAGCAGCTTCGTTCAATGCGCCAACTTGCTCATTGTACTTATACTGTTCACGTTCTTGGTTTTCCAAAAGAACTGCTGTAACTTCCTTACGGTAGTTATCTTTGATTGGGCTTGAACCTTCGTGGTTCAATACTGGAGCCCATTTCTCCATTAATTGTTTACGGTCTAACATAGTTAGTTTTCCTTTATTATTTGTTGAGTGCGGATAGATATTGTGCCATTACAGGATCAACTGCTTTCGCCTTTGACTCTGTTAACACTTCTACTGGAGCATCAGTTACTACTGATTTAACTTCAGTTAACTGCTTGGCAGTAAAATAACTTTCACGAATAGTTTTTAGTTTAGTTTCGAATGATTCAGAATCTTCAAAAGCGATTTCTTTTGCTAGAGAAAGAAACTTTTCAGTCTCAGTATCTGTCAAACCTTCGCTTACTGTACCAACGATTTCAGCACGTTTTGCTTCTGCTAGAGTTTTTGTCAACTCAATATTGGCTTCAACTTGCTCGTCAATTTTAGATTCTAATTCAGCAATTTTATTTTCCATCTCACCAAGAACATCGAAACGCTCTTCTGGGATATCGATATAGTGCTCTTCAAATAGTCCTTTCAGACCATTCACGAAACCTTCGAGAATTTCAGATTTCATGCCTTGCTCTAGGGCGATTTCATTTTGTGCCATCCACTGCTCAGCCATATAGCCGAGGTATCCATCAACTTGTTCAACAATTCCCTGTATATTCTGCTCAACTTGCTCAGCAAGTTTCGCTTCGAATTCTTCTTGAATACGTGCAGCTTCTTCAGCGACACGTGCCAATACAGCTGCTTCAAAAATAGTAGCTGCTTTGGTTTTAAATTCTTCTGTTAGTTCTGCATCACCCAACATTGCATCAATGTCTTCTTTCATTGGGCGAACTGGTTTTTGATCTCCATTGTGTGGATTCATTTTACCAGTAGGTGCATCTTCTGCATCTTTTTCGTCTTGTACGTTGTTACGTGCATTGTCTGGGTTTGGTGTGTTACCACCATTTGGAACTGGGTTACCTGTACGAATTACAGCTTGGTCGCCAGCTTCAGCATTTTCTTTAGTGGATTTGCTGCCACCTTCAGTACCTGCAAACTTGGCTTCGTCTAATTTCTGTTTCTTAGACTCAGCTAAAATTTCAGCGATTTTTTGTTCGATTGACATCTATGTTCTCCTAACTGGATAGTTCTGTTATTTATTTATTATTTATCTGATTTTACTCAGAAAGCGTTGGAAAGCCTGCACCTTTGCTTCCTCTAGATTTCTAGAAGAAGTCTTTTTAATAAAGGATTTAACCTCTTCAATATGTTGTTCCACAAACTTTCCATCGACAAATATCCACTCTTTGTTCTCCATGATGCCTCTGACGTATGCGTCAGGAGCAGATGGATCAGCTACAATGTCTGCAGCTGTAGACAACATAAAGTCATCTTGAACTACCTGAACCCCCTCATTGTTTTGTTTGAGAGAACCCATTGCTCTACTTGATACTCCAAGATTTGCACCGCCATCTAATAGACCACGTGCAATATTACCCATTGGAGTTTCTAAAATCTTAGCACGACCAATATAGTTTGTGCCTTCTTTACGTAGTGAAGTGATCATGTGTGATACACGATCAAGGTTAATACCTGGACCATCTGGATGACCAAGTTCGCCATAAGCACGATTCATTTCAACGGCTTCTTTAAGATAGCGACCAACTTCTTTGTCCATTGTACCTTCTTTGTACATACGACCATTACGATTTACTAGTTCTGATTGAAGGAAGATACCTTCAATGAAGTATTGTTTTGGTTTACCAAGACCTTTATCTTCAACGATAAATTTAGTGTCTTGAACTTCTTCTCTAATTAGTTTCATAGTTAGACCTTATCTGGAGAACCACTTGCTGTGGTAGAAGCACCAACACGAGTAACATCTTCGTAAGCACCGTAAGTAGCTTCTTCAACTTTAGTAGCATATCCACCAACTTTACGAAGTGTGAGATAAATGTGGGCTTCTGCACCTCCGATTGTTACTACGATATCAGATGTATTTCCAACAGTATCTCTGTACCCATTACCTTCAAAGTTAAACAAACCATTGTGTTCTGGTGCAAATGCTAACACAGGAAGTGAGTTTCTTACAACAGTAATACTAGAATTTAATAGACCAGTTACTTGAGAAGTAATGATGTCAACAGTCTGTGTTCCACCAGAAAGTGCTTGTGTAGATGCTAAACAATCAGTTGCTAAACTAATAGTAGCAGATGCTGCAGTACCACTAATTTTGACAACAGTCTCTAAATTAGTGTTCTTTAAAATAGTCTTGGTGACAGCCATTTGTTATTCCTCTATTTGTTCAAGCACATGACAGAAGTTCTCTTTTGACTCTCTCATGTACTCGATAATCTCTGGTTGATTACCTAATAACTTATTTAGGTGATCTTGCGTTTGCTGATTAATTGCAACAATAGTTTCATCAGCAAGCACGTAGTGTAATTTACCTTCAACGATTCTGTCAAGTTTATTCAAAGAACGAATATTCTGAACAACAGGGTCTACGTTAAAAATGTTGGAAGAAGCAAGTTTAATATATGTTTCTATTAACGTATCTGTAACTTTTACATCATGGTATTCTTTGATAATACTAGCGACTTTTTCGTCTGATAATTCGTCGTATGATTCTTTTGATACTTGTTCTTCTAATTTTTGCGAGATATATTCTTGTTTGATAAAATCTTTTGCTTCTTCCAAACTTTTATACTTTGACTCTACGCCATTAATCAAAATCTTATTTTCTGATGTTCTTTCAATCAGATGTGAGTAAGATCTGATGCTTTCGACAACATCAGATCTCTTTAAAGATTTTGTTAATTGGTAGTAACGCATTATTCTACTTCTGTTTCTGCGTTTGGCTCTTCAGTAGATACTTCTACCTCTTGAGTTTTAAACATACTCTGTGCAACGTCTTGACGCATACTGTCTAATCTAGCAGAAATCTTTTCTGCCATTGCTGCTTGAAATGCAGCCTCTGTTCCAATTGCATCTTTGGCTTGAATCGCATCTACTAAATTTTTCACTGTTTCACTCATTTATTCACTCCTTGATTATCTTGTTTACCTTGGTCAGTTGGTGCTTCATCTGCTTGTGGTGCATTTGCCTGTAAAAAGTTCTGCTGTGCTGCTTGTGCCGCAGCTGCAACAGTTCCATCCATCTCAGCATGCTGCATCTGAATCTCACCATCTGATTCCATCTGTTTGCTCATCTCTTCCATTTCTTGTTCATTCATCTGAAGAATATTTTTACGAATCCAGTCCATAGAATAAAACTTACCGATGTATGGTTCTACTAATTGTAGAGTGGCGAGTCTAGCATTAAGAATTTCATTATCTTTTAATTCAGAATAATGATTGTCTTCGATGTAGTCATATCTAATTTCATGTTTTAAATCTTCCCATTCATCGGGACGAATAATATTTTTAGCTACTAACTGAACATATAATGCATCAGTAAATATATTAGAAAACTTCTTACGAAGACGACCAACAAATTTATGAAACTTAATCTCGTCACGAGAGATCTCAGTTGCTCGTCCAATACTAAATCCTGCTTGTTCCTGTAAACGACCAATTGGAACATTTAAAGCATGGAATAATTTATTTTGGAAATACTCAATGTCTTGAATCTCACCAAGATTCTGACCACCTGGAAGTGTAGTAATTTCAGTACCCTTACCACCTTCACGACGAGGCATCCAGAAATCTTCCATCATTGAAAGATGTTTTCTATCATCACGAGTTTCGCCAGTAGTGGCATCATACACAATCTTGTTACGGAATTTATTCATGATGTCCTGAACATATTGTTCAGCTTTTACTTTAGGTAAGTTACCTACATCAATGTAAAAAATTCTGCGTTCAGGTGCACGACTAATACGATAGATGACTAGAGAATCCTCAATCATCTTTAACTGATTTACTGGTTTGATTGCCTTATGTAAATAAGACATCATCATTCCAGTATTTGAATCTAAGTAACCTGATGGTACATAGACTACTGAATCTAAGGATAACTTAATACCCTGAGTAGTACTTTCAGTAATACCCTTGTCGTTATAAAGATAGTATTCTTCGATGTTCTTTATAACTTCAACACCTTGTGGTGTTTTTTCTTTAACTACGTTTTTGATACGACGAATTTTGCGAGGATCAATGTAACGTAATTCAACAATACCTTGTTTTAAATTCTTCTCATCTATTAAGATATGATAGTATAAACGACCATCAATATACCAAGTTCTAAAAGTGTCATGACCACAATCTTCAAATTTTAGAACACGTAAAATATTCCTAAACTCTTCACGAATTTTTTTCTTAATACTTTCTGAAACAGTTAGATCATCTAAGTTGATCTCTACTGATGGTTTGTGTTCATCAGTAACAATTGCTTCATTAATAATATCTTCAATCGCCATATCGCAGTCGCTGTATGAAGCAACTTCACGATAACGACGAATAAGATCATTTTCATTCTTAACGACCCCATCCAGATCCATGACCATACCGTAATAACCACCAGCATTTACGCCAGTATTTATTACGGTTGCGCCATCTTGAGGACTCGGAGGTACTACACTTCCAAGTTCTTTCTCTTTTTTACGACTTATCTCGAAGCCAAAAAATTGCATTATATAAACCTTCGGTTAAATTATAGAGGAATAGATCCAACTGGTGTGTCGATAGAAACATTAACTCCAAAGCCACCAGATGCACCTGTAGCAGATGTAAAGAAGTTGTATTGGAACTCTACATCAAACTGTTCAATAGCATTTTGCTGTTCGTAATCTAAACCAATAGCAGAAATGTTAGTAGGATAAGCATCAACAAACTTATAAGTCTTGATGATAGAACCAGAACGATCTAATTGATGCACTTGCATATCAACTTGATAGTCTGTTGGGTTTGTGCGACCAAGAGTAGTGTCATAATTCTGGATACCAGATTGCCACTGTTCTAGTGCATTACGAATACCGAAAGTAGTATCGTTGTAAATTGTTACAGTCCATGGTTGGAATGTACGCTCACCAGCAAAGTTAACTGGGCGACCTTTGAAGAGAACAGAGATGTTCTCTAAAGTAGAAGCAGGTAACTGAGCAGCCTTACACAAAAACTGTGCACGCTGACCAGCTACTGGACCAAGTGTAACAAATGATGGAAAAGATAATTCAACTCTAAACTGATTGGGACGAGCACCGCCCCCGATCATCTGTGATTTGAAATCAGCAATATTTGCCATTTAATTCTCCTTTGTTCTTTTCTTTATTTATTCTGAATTACGCACCGACTTCGCTGAAGTTAATTCCAGAGCGAGCAGCAACAAAGTTCAAAGTAATGTAGTTGATAGAACGATTTGGCTTAACGAAAATATCAGCAACAAATTCATTTGCGTCAATAACTTGTCCTGTGTTGTTCGAATCATCACACTTAACTCTAAAGTCTGTAATACCACGACGACCTTGGACATCACGCAGGAATGGCTCGATCAAGTTCTTAAACTGAGCACGAGTGAAAGGATCATTGAATTCAAACAACTGGAATTTAGCAGCTGTAGCAATCGCCTTTTCCATAACGATAAACAAACGACGCACGTTAATACGATCGAACGCACTTGGTTTAGCCAAGAGAGTCTTGTCACCGAATAGAACTGTACCTTCTCCTGGGAAAGTAACAACTGGGTTTACACCAGCTTTGTACAGTAGATCACGATCTGCTTTAGTAGGATTGTGTGCTAATTTAACAACACTCTTAATCTGACCACGATTTAGACCACCTGGAGAGAACCATGGATCTTGTTGGTAATCAGTGCGAGCACATAGACCAGCAATGTCACCATTCAATGGAACCCAACGATATACGTCATTGTAGCGATCATACTGATATTTGCAACCAGAATCTAGTACTGCATAAGAAGTACTTGGAAGTGCATTACGGTAAGCAATGATGGCATTTGTAGAACCAGAACCAGAACCAATAATTGGATCACCAGTAGAAGTGTTCTGTGGAGATGCAAACACTACGCAATCAAGACGAGTTTCTGCAACCGATCCAATAACAGCAGCAGTTGTAGCTGCATCTGCTTTACCCATCATAACTAATGAGATATCATAAGCAGCATCATCGGCAAACAATGCATAAGCAGTTTGTAGTTGACCAGCAGTAGCAGTCAATCCATCAATACCACCAGACAATTGACGAGTGATAGCTGTACCAACAGTAACAAAAGCACCTCCAACAACTGCAGTACTTCCCCAATCTGTACCTGATGCTGTATGATCCATCCAGTAGATATATTCTGAGTTTGTATTGATTACATTTTTGTAGTAGTTATTAGTACCATCAGACTTTTTCGCATCAGATGCTTTAGAAGCAAACGCAAATTTTTCTAATACATAACCTGGAACTCCAGTGAAGTAACCAAGTTGATCAATAACAACAATATGAACTTCATCTAAAGAAGCATTATTGTTTGCTGCATATGTTGAAGTAGAAGGAGCAGCATCAAAATTTGCTGCATAAGTCCAACCAGCAAAAGATGCAGAGTCAGCCAGAGAAACTAATAGTGAGTTTCCTAAAGTTCCAGGGCAACGTGCAGCAAATTCACCAACAACAGCTTGTCCACTACCATAAGCAGCCAAGTAATCATTATTGTTATTGATCTTTAAACCACCGACAGTAATAGCTGCAGTTGCGGCAGCAGCAGTACTAACAAACAATAACGTAGCAGAGCCGTTAGCCACACTACCAGTTGTATGAGATGGACCAGTAGAACCTGTTGTTCCAGCTACTGTAACTGTATATAATCTACCAGCAAAAGAAACGTAAACATTTTGAGCCAATGCTGTAGTAGCTGACCATGCAGTTCCCTGATCAGAACCAGCAAAAGCGACTGATATATTTGGAGCAGCGGTATAACCAGATCCAGCAGAAGTTACTGTGATACCAGTAATAGTGGCAGTTCCTAGAGAAACTGTACCGATCGCTGCATTAGTACCATTAGCAGTAATGTTAATAGTTGGGGCAGTTGTGTAACCAGATCCACCATTAGTAACAATAATACCAGTAATTGAACCACCAACGATAGTAGCAGTACCTGTAGCAGTAACACCACCCGCAACTTGTGGTGCGCTAAATGTTAGGGTTGCTGCACTATAACCTGTACCACCATTTGAAAGAGTGACACCAGTAACAGAAGCACCAGAAGAAATTGCAGTACCAGTTGCAGCTGCACCACCTGTAATTTGAGGTGCGCTAAATGTAACAGCAGGTAAAAGAGTTGCATCGTAACCAGTACCACCAGTCACCATAGTGACTGATGTAACTGTACCAGTTTGAGTAGCAACTGCATTTCTAGCTGCAGTTACGTCTGCACGAGAAATTAAGAGAGCATTTGTGTATGACAGGAAGTTCGCTGCAGTAAAAAAGGCTTGCGCATTCGCATCAGTTGGTTTACCGAAGTAACGAACTAATTCGTTCTCGGAACTAACCTGAGTAGGAGCCAAAACTGGACCCCATTGGAAAGCACCAGCAAACGCTCCACGAGAGCTAGATACAGCTGGAACGATCGATGTGTAATCTTTTTCTACGACTGCAACGCCTGGAGATAATTGGAAAGGCATTGTAATTCTCCTTGTTAATAAGTTTTTACTTTAGACAGAAATTTCTTGTCTACATTTTATTTAGTTTTTACAAGTTTTCAATTCAAAAATTCAGTGGAGCCTTTTCAGGACTTCCATCGTCATAGAATCCGAATGGTGTCAATTCCTCTTCAATAGCTTGTATTTGCTTTTTGTACATAATTTCTCTAAGGTTAACATTATTTAGGTCTTTGAAATACGGCTGAGTTGTGACCCATCCAAAGAGCACCAAAGGCATTACCAAATCATCGTGATATCCTTCATCAGCAGCATATGATCCTTTAATTTCTATAAATGTTGAAATTTCAGAAATCGTATCTGCATCGGTTACAAGTAACTTGTTTTCTTCGATCAATGATTTGAAGTTGTGACATCCAATTCTTTTGATCTTTTTATCAGTATTGACACCTAGTTGAGTTTTACCTCCACCAAATCCTCCACCGATATACTGACCCATATTATGGCGATTAACGAATAGAAGATTTTCATATTCTAATTCTGAGTATAAGATATGGGCGACCTGTTCACTCGAGTTAATTTCTATTAATACGTATGCTTCGTTGTATTCTTTACCCACTTTGTATATCACATTGGGATATAAGAGAGGACTAATATCATTCTTTCTGTATTTTGCGACTGTTCTATATGGAACTTCTGTTATATCTATTAATTGGAATGCTGAATAGTCACCACCAACACCTTTTGCTACGTCACAGACCATACAATAAGTATGTCCAGCCTGTGGCTTAACATAAACATCCAATCCATCTTTTGTATAGATGATAGGATCGACTGGCATCTTGGCGATAACATCTGCAGAGATTAAAGTTAAACTAGAACCAAGGAATTTACAAGCAACCTCTTGGTTATATTTAAGTTCACCAAGCATGGCTTTCTGTTCAGCTGCCCACTTATCATCACGACCTGGAATTTCCCAATAAGGAATGAACAATGGTGTAAACCCATTGCGACCATTTTCAGCATCATTCCAAAACTTCCAGAAATGGTTATAGCCGAGTGGTGTAGAAGATAAAAGAATCTTAGTAGTCTGTCCAGCAGAAATCGTTGGATAAACAGATGTAAAGAATTCCTCGGCAACTTGATTTGGGATAATCGCAGCTTCGTCAACATAAAGTAAGTTAACAGATTTACCACGAATACCAGAAGCAGAAGTTGCTGAAGTGAATACTTTAGATCCATTCTCTAGTTCAATATCACCTTTATTCCAAGTAGTGACACCTTGTTGCATCCATTGAGGAAGCAATTCATACATAGTTTGATAACGATTTAAAACTTCACGAGCAGATGTAGCTTTGTTAGCCAAAATCGCTACAGTTTTGTTTGCTTGGAATAAGGTATACCATAAAATGTATGCAGCTGATGTAGTTGTCTTACCCTGCTGACGACCTTCCATTAAAATCACACGACGATTCTGATGGATTATATGTAGTTTATTTTTCTGACACTCATACAGTTTAAACAACTGAAGACCATGGTCAAGTGTAACGATATAGCAATAGTTTTCAATAAAGTAAACGTAATCTTGAGAACACTTAATGTACTCTTGAATATTTTCTGGAGTAAATTGTACAGTTACACCAGCAGCTTTTAAGTTCGAATTCGAATTATAAATTTCAGCCATGTTTAGAAATTCGAAGTCCAGTCTTCTGTTGTTACAGTAGCTGTGGTAACATCACCTTCTGCAGTATAAACTCTATTTGCATTTGCGAAGTTTTCATTTTGACCAACATTGGCATACACAGTACCAATAACTGCTTGATTTGACATTGGTCCAAATAGGTTTAATTTCATTTGGAAATTTAATGTATGAACCACTGATCTTCTAGTTTGAAAATCGCCATCGTATTCATCTTGTACTTGAATAGAATTTAATACAATGGGAACATCAATAACAACACCCATATCTGGCACAGCATTAACACTTAATGTATACTCTGGTGTGAATGTTGGGAGAATCTGTTCGATAATTTGAAGACCATCTTCTTGTGTTTTAGTTAACACATACAAAGAAATATCTAAGTTGTATGGGACTGGTGTGTACATAACTGATTTGTTAAGACTATTACCAGATTTAATCTGCTGCATACGATTAGTCTTACGAGCAGCATCATAATTGTAACCAGTGATCTCAAAAGACATTCTTGGGAGAACAGTGTTTACGTTATTTTCTAAAGTTGGATCTCCATCAATTCTAACTAACCATTTTTCTTTTGGTGCATAGGCAAGAGGAATCTGCAAACGCTGTAGTGTAGTTCCAGTAACAGAGTCACCTTGTTTGCGATCAATATAGATGTCGCTGAATAAACGACCAAAAGCAACAATGCTTTTTCGAATTATTCCATGATAGTATACGTTATCGTTAAGCATTGTTTATTTCACCGAATGGATTTGATTCATCAAAATTAATAACATTAACAGATTCTTTCTTGAATGAATTATTGTCAGCGAAAGAGTCTGCTGCTTTGTCTATATTAGTCTCGATAGTAGCAGTTGCTTGAGCACCAATTCCACCACCTCCAGTAAATTGTACGACTGGAGCACTTTGATAACCAGTACCACCATTTGTAATAGTCACACCTGTAATTTTATTAAGGTTTGCTCCAGAGGTTCCCCTAATTGCTGTAGCAGTAGCACCAGAACCACTTCCACTAACAAATGAAACTGTCGGAACAGAAGTATATCCAGATCCAAGATTGGTCATAGTGATACTAACAACCTCACCACGAGAACTTCTGGTAGTATTAGTTGTGAATGATTTTAGAGATTCGAATGCATCTACAGCAGGTATACCAGTATCGATAAACTCAGAAGCATATTGAAACAATTCAATTTGCAGTTTGTAAACATAAAGTTTACCAAGTTGATAAAATGGATCTTGATGTTGAACAAATTTGATTTCAAACAACCCCTTTGATAGTGGGAAGTAAATCAAATCACCTTCGTTTGGGCGACTTGGAATTGTAGTTACTCCATAGCGCCCAACAAACTGTTCCCATCTTCTACGTGCGCATACCAGAGTGGCAGATTGTTCAATCATTAAACCAAACTTCTGAATAAAAGCACCTTGTCCTGCAAACGAGTCTACGTTCTCGAAGTACATTTCAATAGGAAATGCAGACTTAAATTGAGAGAGACGATCTTCACCAAGAATATTATCCTTAGAAACCAAAGTTCTAGGGATGTACATAACTTCGTTACCGTAAATACGTAACGATTCTATGATCAAATCCTCAATTAGGAACTGTTCGTTTTTAGTTCCCTGAGAGAAATAAACATTTGTTGTTGACATTTTAGCCCATTATGAAGTTTAGTGGCGCAGACTTGGTAATTAAATCTTGTTCTAACATCTGTATTTCTGCAATTGCTTCTTGGTATAGTGTATCGCCATCTAAAACAACTCCACCTGGAAGTTGAATACCTTTGAATTTCTTAAGGTTTGTTCCCCATTGTTTCTTAAACAATGCAGATGTATATTTCTTTAGCCAAGTCTCGTTCCAAACTTTAGACCAAGTGGTAGGATCCATTGCACGATATCCTTTAATGATTATGTAATCACCAAGAAATAAATCTGAGTCCCAGTTAATGTCTAAGTACATGCGATCTTGGAGTCTATTGAATCTAAAATCTGCTTTACCATTTAGAGTCCAATCAAGTAAGTCTAAATGCTGCATCACAGTTGTATAATAAATGATTGATGTAGAAGTTAAATCATACAAGTCATTTAAACGCAACTGGTATTGCAAGTCGAACATATTCTTAGAAGAAGATGCTTGCCCAATGTTAAGAATACCTGTTATACCCCAAACATAATCTGGGACAATTATGTATTTGTTATCGTACTCTCTTAGAGTGATAGAACTAAGAGTAGCATTATGTCCAGCAGAACCAGTAATTGCTTCACCTGCAGTAAATGTTCCAGTGACCTTTTTAACTAATAGTAATGTTCCATTAGATTTTCTTTGAGATTCTACACAAACTGTTGCTTTTGCTCCAGAAGAAACACCTGTAATTATTTCACCAGTATCAAATGTACCAGCCACGCTAGCTGTTAGAGTGATCTCAGAAGCACGTATAAGTTGTTTTAAATAAATTTCTTCAATACCATCATAGTGATATTGTCTCCAATAATCTAACGATTCATCAATACGATCTTCTAGTTGATCATCATCTACGTTAATTTCGAGTACAGGTGCACCCAAGTCACGGAGACAGTATTGTTTTAAACCTTCTCTAGTTGTTGGGATTGCCATATATTATACCTTGAATAAAGTTGCTTGACCTTTTATTGCAGAAGTTCCAGAAGAACAAGTAGCAAAGATCGTTAAAGTTCCAGCAGAGATAGATCCACTAAATGTAGTATTAGTAGTTGCACTTTGCATTTCATTGGCAACTGTGTAGTTTTCGTTAAATGTTACAGTAGTACCATCATGCATAAACAACATTTCCATAATTCTATAAACAGAACCATTAGTGATTGACAGTACAACTTTACCAGAACGATACACAGAAGAAGATAAAGTAGTTATTGCTGTGGCACCAGTTCCAGAAGTTGAACCACTAAATGCTACGATATCGTAGATGTTAGTCATTACTATCTTTTTACCAGAGGCAACTGTTAAATCATTGTTAACTGTTGTAGTACCAGTAGATGCACCTAAGTTTAGTGCAGTTGCTGCACCACCTAAGTTTAAAGTAGTGGCAACTGTATTATATAAGTTCTGAGTGGTATTAGATCCAACAACAGTTCCTGGACGAAGAGTCAAGGTAGCAGAAGTGGCATTACCAATCGCTAGTGTAGTTGCTGCACTACCAATATGGAGAGTAGTAACTGATGAGTTAAAAACTGAAGCAGTAGTACTAGTTGTAGCAATTACAGGAGAAGCGCCATTCAAATTCAATGCAGTGGCATTACTTAATGTAACAGTTTGGTTAGCGATAGTCGCTGTACCTGTAGATGCACCTAAGTTTAGTGCAGTCGATGCACCACCAATATTTAAAGTAGTTGCTACTGTATTAAATAAGTTTTGTGTTGTTTGTGTTCCAACAACAGTTGGGTTACCAATAGTTAATGTTCCACTATTAGCACCTAGAGTAATCGCAGTGGCAGAACCACCAACAGTAATAGATGTTTGAGTAGAATCATTAAGAACAGCATTAGCAGTTAGAACTGATACGTTGTTGATCTTAAATGTCTTACCAGTAGCAAGATTCCAGTTTTCACTAGAAGTCCAGTTAGCATTAGTGCTATCCCAAGTAATAGTCTTATCGGTAGTACCTTTAAGACGAATACCACCGCCATTGGCAGTAACATTAGTTGGAGATGCAACAGAACCTAATTCAAATTCAATATCATCAACAGAAGTTACTGTTGAGTTAATTGTTGTAGTTGTGCCGTTTACAGTTAAGTTACCAGTAATAACTGTATTTGCATTATTGATTGTTAGTGTGCCAGTTGCAGCACCTATAGAAATAGTAGTTGCTGCACCACCGATATTTAATGTAGTAACTGTTGAGTTGAATAGGGAAGCAGTAGTACTAGTTGTAGCAATTGCTGGAGACGCACCATTAATGTTAAGAGCAGTAGCATTGGCTAATGTTACTGTTGAGTTATTAACAGTCGCTGTACCACTTGCAGCACCAAGAGAAAGTGTAGTCGCTGCGCCAAAAGCATTAACAGTTGTTGCAGTAGCGTTAAAGACATTCTGAGTAGTTTGTGTTCCAACTAAAGTACCAGTATAATCTTTAAGGTTAGTTCTATTCCACTGACCAACTTGAGTGGCAGCAGTGCCAGCTGCATCTTCAGCAAAGAAATCTAGATCACCATTAGAAGCATTGGCAGAAGTTTCTGCTTGAATGTATGTAAACTTATCTACAGAAGATACACCACCAAGAGAAGACCATGCACCAGATGAATAACCCTCGAACGAAGTGATTGTAGAGTTGTAACGAACCATACCAGCAGCAGGAGAAACTGGACGATTACCAGTTGTACCCACTGGAAGTGTCCAATGGCTAGTACCAGTAGCTGCAATAATATTCATACCAGCTAAACTAGTAGAAGAACTACCCAGAGCAATAACAGTAGAACCGATTGTTACGTCTGCAGTCGCCCAAGTAGGTGCATAACCAGCACCAGCAGAGCGCAAGAATGTACCTGATGCACCAGCAGTAATGAATGTAGATAAACTTGTATCTGCTTGGATAATTAACTGACCAGCAGAACCGCCAGCGATGTTAGTAGCAGTAGCAGCTGTAGTAGAAGTACCAGCTGCGATAGAAGAAGCAGCAACGAATGTCGGAGCACCAGCACCACCAGAAACTAGAATTTGACCAGAAGTACCAGCTGCAGAAAGAGCAAGACCACTGGCAGTAGAATACAGAACAGCACCAGCTGCTGGGCTGAGAGCAGAACCTGTACCACCATAACCTAAACCAACAGCATTACCCTGCCAAACAGAACCAGTACTAAATGTTTTATTTAAAGCAGTTTGTGCAGAGATGTTATTAAGCATAGTGGAACCACCACCTGCGGTAGTTCCATCGTGTAGACGAATCGTTTTAAGATCGGTGTCAACAGACAATTCACCCTGCGCTCCAGTGAACGCATTATTTTGTGTAGTTGTACCTCGTCTAAATTGTACTTGTGTTGACATAGTTTTCCTCTAATTCGATATATTTAGGCTTGTGCTTCTGACCAGAATAGGTTAATATTGGCAGTAGCAGTATTGGTAGTTAGATTTTTAACAACAACTGCTAAGACGTCTGGACCATCTGGATAATTTGAGTAACCACCAATTGCTGAGTTTGTTAATTCTTTAAGGTTTGATAAGTCAATCTGCGCAAATCCAGCTGGTTGACCCAACGTACTAAAGTTTTGTTCTCCTGGAGATGCAGTAGTTGAACTACTTGTAGAAACTTGAGCGAACGAAGGTTGAGAACCAAGAGCAGTAGTATTAACCGCTGTCCAAGTTAATGATGACGCATCAATATTACCTGGATTTAAAATGCCGTAAACCTGTACTGACTGATCTGATTGAATTTGTAATTGCTGTAGTAATAATTGTGAACGATTAATAAGATCTCGATCTCCAAATTGACCAGCAATTGAGTTTGATACGGACGGTGCAAGTCTTAAGAAGAATGCAGTTTTAGTTTGACCAGATGTTAATGCAATTCCAGTTGCAGCGTAGTTAAAATAATAACCACGATCTGTATCAAAGTTACCATCCATAATATATGAAGAACCCCAGTGATTGATAATTGGAGAGCAAGTGCAACTAATAAGAGTCACTGAGTTAAATCCATTACCAACAGCATGAACTGCAGCTGCACCACCAGAGAATGTTTTAGTAGATCCACCAACGAACATAGAGAATGTTGCTGCTCGAGTTAGTCCAGTTAATACATTACCTGCTTTACCAGTAAATGAAATGTATTCACTATCAACTAATACAATGCCACCAGTAGATGGAAATCTTGATGCATCTACTAATGTCATGCTTGTTTGACTGTTTGTCATAGTTGCAGCCAAACGATCTCTAGCAGATTCGTTAATCGCTTGATAACGAACAGTAGTATTACCTGTGCGCATATATGCTTCATCATTTACGTTATTCTGTTTCATGCGATGAACTTGAATCATATTACCATCACCACCACGAACTATAAAGTCAATAAAACCAGCACCATACCATGAGAATGAAATCCCCAACATCTGCATTTTGTTTAGGTTAATATTGTAACCAGAGATACCAGTACCATCGATCTTATCAAAATTAAATTGTGATTGTGGAATGCGAGTATCAATTACGTGAGCAATTTTAATACCAGATGAATTATTAACACCACGGTATTCTGGATTGATAGACATAGTGTTATCATCAGTAATAGAACCAACACGATATGTCATACCACGAATAACGATAGAATCACCAACTTTTAATTGTTGAGTAAAACGACAGTTAGTTCCAGCAACAGATTGTGAACCAGCAGTTACAGCAACGAATCCTGATAACTGATAAGTCGCAGATCTCTTAACGACTGCTAATTCTTGACCATCAAATTCCCAGAATAATCCATTTTGATCATCAAATGGACCGCATCGAGTAGAAGCACCAATCCAATTTTTAACAGTAACACGTGGTAGATTAGTAATAACAGCAGAAGTAGAACCAAGAGTCTGAATAGCATTAACTGTAAATGACGATTCATTAACAATAGTTCCTACACCATATGTACCATTATAACCAGAAGTAACAACACCAGCAATTTGAATAGTTGCGCCAGCCTGTAGACCATGGTCAATTTCAGTGGATACTGTAATTAATGAACCAACAGAAGTTGCTGCTGCAGAAATTTGGTCTAAGTTCATAACTGGATTAAACAGAACACCTGAAGTCCAGAGCATACCTTTACCAGATTGGTAACGCATATATTTTTTAGTTTGACGAGAAACAGATGCACCATGAGACGGTAAGAATGTACCAATGTTAACACCACCATCGAATGGTCTGTGTTGAACATAAGCATCAGAACGAGTATATGTTGTAGCTACGATAGACGCATTTGCTACTGCTCCACCAACTCGAGCAGTAAATGTAAATGTATTTCCAGTGGGAACTGATTCAACGAAGAAGTTACCACCCATTAGGTCATGATATACTCCAGAAGAAGTAACAATGTTAACGATTGGAGCACCAGCCACTAAACCATGGTTGGCAGAACATGTTACAGTAATGATAGAAGGAGATGCTGCATTAGAAACATATCCAGTGATTGGTAGACCAGCACCAGCATAAAAGCCACCACGACGAGCATATGTAGACTGATTCCAAATAGAAGATCCATTAGTTCCAACAATACCTTTAGCAAAGAATGTAAAGGTAGTAGAAGTTGGCACAGCTGTTACAACGAAAGCACCTTCAGCACGAGCAGCATTTGATACACCAGCAGTACCGAAGATAATAACTGGCTGAGCCACAGAAAGTCCATGCGCCTGTGAACATGTAACTGTCATAACAGATGGATTACCACCATCTGAAGTAATGTTAGTCATGAACAAGTCAAGTCCAGGTTTTTCGTAAATACCTGGAATACCACGAATGTCAGAATAGTTCTGCCATTTAGTTGGTTGTAATCCATACTCAAAGTCAGCGTCAATTAACGCTTGGGGCATTGCCACCCTCTGGCGTTCAATAGCATCAACACCGAATGCGTAAGGACGAACGATGTTACCAATTTGTTTTGGCGCATCAGTATAGATAGCAATTTTATCAGTAGATAACATTGAAGCAGTATCAGCTGCGAATGTTACAGTACTTGCACCAACCTGTTCAGAATACTGTGCTGTGCTACCCATAAAAGTAACATCATCTGGATCATATACGATTGTACCATTCTTAGTAGGGTCACCAATCGCATAGACGTTTGTTTGTTGAGTTTTATTTGCAATAATCAAAAGTTGAGTTAAATCAACTTTACCAGGAAATTTTACTGTACCATATCCTGCTGCATTTGGAGAGAAGATGTATTTTTCAATTAACTGACGTGCCATTGTATATCCTTAGAATCCGAAAATAATAGAGTAACCAAGATAATCTGATTTGATCGATTGGTCTATGTTGTTTAATGAGATAATACCTGTAAAACTTAGTACACCCAAATCGTAAATACTGTTGGCAATTTCAGTAATTGTACCTAACTCTTCTGTGATAGTTACGTTACCATCATAGACGTATCCAAGATCTGATTGAGAAGTGGCAAAAACCGCAGAAGCAACAACTGCATTTGAATCAGCGTTAATCCATGCGGAACCTGTATATGTTAAAACTTGTTGTGCTGTTGGTCCACTAATCGCAACATCACTTAATGTTGATAGTGCTGGACTGGGTGCTGCTGTCCAAGTAAGACCAGTTGGTCCACGTGCAAGGAATTGTCCAGAACTTCCAGTACTACCATTAATAGAAAGTAGCGTAGTAGAAGTTAATGCAACTGTACCACTAAGACTTGGAGATGTTAAAGTTTTATTTGTTAGGGTTTCAGTGCCAGCTAACGTAGCAAAATCGCCATCAGTTAATGCTGTATTAAACTGTGCTGTTGTTCCACTAATAGTATTACTACCAAAAGCGATTGTTTTGTTTGTTAGGGTTTGTGTACCAGTTAAGGTAACATTTGATGCATTATTCGAATCGTTTGAGAACGATTGAATTGCATTGGAAGAGTTTTTGAAATACAGTTTACCATCAGCATAGTTTAATGCCAATTCACCGTATGCCAAATCACCTGCAACTGGAACTTTTGCTCCAACAGATGATTTCTTGAGTATGATTTGATTACTCATTCATCTTCCTAAAAAGGTTATCTGGGGATAAGAATCCCCAGTATTATACTATATTTAGTTAGTACGTACCACCATCGATATTGAATCCATCGAGAGTAGAAGTACCAGCACCAGCACCAGTAATATTACCTTGAGCAGTAATAGTACCACTTGCATTTAATGTAGTGAACGCACCAGTGTTTGTAGTAGTGGCACCGATTGGAGTATTGTTAATACTACCAGTAGTGATTATCGCACCAGTGATTGTTTTATTAGTAAGTGTATCAGTAGTGGCACGACCAACTAAAGTATCAGTTGAAGTTGGTAGTGTTAAAGTACCAGTATTAACAATAGTTGCGATAACTGGAGCAGTTAAAGTTTTGTTAGTAAATGTTTCAGTACCAGCTAGTGTAGCAAGAGTGCCAGTAACAGGTAGTGTTAATGTAGTATTAGCAGTTGCAGTTAACGCAGTAGTAAACGCACCGATAGTGCTTAAACTACCACCAAGTGTAATAGTGCTAGATCCATTATTAACACCAGTACCACCATAAGTTGAACCAACGATAGTACCTTGCCAAGTACCAGTTGCGATAGTACCAAGAGTAGTAATAGTTGCTTGACCAACATAACTTGAAGAGATGTCAATCGCATCAGCAGAAATAGAGATACGGTTATTAGTACCAACTGCGTTTAGAGTATTGCCAGTCTTAGTTAAACCATCACCAGCGATAACTTGTCCAGCACCAGAGAATTGAACATAGTCAATTCCAGTAGTACCAATTGTAATAGATCCATTAGTAGTTACAACGAAACCATTATCAGCGTTTACTGTACCTTCTTGAACGAAACAGAAATCTCCACCTTCAACTTCTAGAACAGTGACATTACTATCATTGTCAATAGCACGAGTAAGAACCCAGTTTGTAGAAACAGTACCAACAGTTGTTACTGTATAGATACCATTTTGGAAGGCAGTTGATTGATCTTTAACAAGAACTCGTTGTCCAGCAGTTAATACGATCGAATCAATTGTAAAGGCAGCTTGAGATCCAGAGTTAGTTAATGTAGCACCAACACCAGAAGATCCGTTAGCATATGTTGCAGCTAGGTTTGCAGTAGTTGCAGCACGAACAGCATCTTTAACTTTTAGACCAGTCTTAACAGCATCAACGTAGTTCTTAGTAGCAGCATCGCTAGACTGAGTAGGCTCAGCAACAGAAGTAATACGCTTGTTGGCAACGTCAACAGTACCAGTACCAGTTGCAACTAAGTTTACACTGTTATTACCAGCTGCAGCATTAACAGTCATATTGCCAGAAGTGGCAGTAATGCTAGTTGCTAAAGCAGCACCAAGAGTTGGAGTAACTAGAGTTGGGCTGTTAGAGAATACTAGAACACCAGTACCAGTCTCATCAGAGATAACGCCAGCAAGTTCAGCAGAAGTAGTGGCAGCAAATACGCTTAGTTTGTTTGCTACATAAGCAACAGTACCACCAGCACCGAAAGCAATAGATGAAGTATCAGTACCAGTTAGAGTTAAAGTATTGCTTGCAGTAAAGGTTTTACCATCAGCAATAGTTAAAGTAGAACCAGTGGCAGGAGCAGTAATTGCTACTTTATTAATAGAAGTAGCAGAAGCAACACCAAGAATAGGAGTAACAAGAGTTGGAGTATTAGAGAATACAACAACACCAGTACCAGTCTCATCAGAGATAGCAGTTGCTAACTGAGCAGAAGTAGTAGTTAGTGTATTGTTTGCTAAGTTGATAGACTTGTTAGTAAGTGTATCAGTTGTTGCTTTACCGACTAAAGTATCAGTTGCAGCTGGTAGAGTTAATGAATTTGTTCCAGCAACAGCTGATGCAAGTACAGTAATTGTACCAGAAGTAGAACCATTAAATGTAGCACCTGTAGCACCAATGGTTGCACCATTGATTATTGGGCTAGTTAAAGTCTTATTAGTAAGTGTCTGAGTACCAGTTAAAGTAGTAACAGTTGAATCAATATCAAAAGTTACACTAGTAGCAGCACCAACTTTTGCGACAACAGAAGTAATACCAGTACCACCAACAAAAGTCATGGTGTCTGTTAGTAGAGCAAATGCTGACGTACCAGTATCACCAGCGATATTTAAAGTAGTTGCTAAAGAAGCACTACCTGCAGCAGTTAATTGACCTTGTTGATTAACAGTGAATGTTGGAATCGAAGTAGCAGAGCCATAAGTTCCAGGAGTTACCGCAGTATTAGTTATTGAAATGGTAGTAGTATTACCAACATCACTTGGTGTTACAGTAATACCTGTACCAGCAGTTACTGCTCCACCAACTGTATCAAAGATATACTCAGCAAGAGTATCAGTCGTACCATTAATGTACGGATTATTAAGAACTAATTTACCAGTACCATTTGGTGTAAGGTTAATGTTACCATTGGTGTCAGTAGATGATAATGTGTTACCAGTTAATTGAGTATTACCAACTTTCCAAGTATCGATCGTACCAGTTGCAGAAAGAACTGGAATTGAGGATGCACTAGTAGTTAATGTGCCAGCAACTGATGCGTCAATTAAACCAGTGTAGTAAGTACCACCGATTACTAAGTGGTTAGCAGCATTACCTGAGGTCTCTGTGCCCATACCAATGTATAGACGATTACCACCAGCCCCATTAAGTGCTGAATACGCTAATTCACCAGCACCCAGTGTAGCTGGATTCCCTGAAACCGATGAGCGTTTTATTCTAATTATTGATGCCATCTTTTATTCTCCGATTAAAATTCGCCACCTTCTAAATTCTGCGCATCAAGCGTAGTAGAAGCAGTCCATTTATTTGTTATTGTTCTGTATACTAAAAGCGATCCATTTAACTTACCATTCGTAGTAACATCGACATCGGCGATGTTTGACATAGATTCGACTACAGCTGGTGCAGCTAAGTTTGATTGTGAAAGTGTAAGAACACCTTCGGAAACTGCAACAGTTAACGCTTCATCTGGGGTAACAATTGCTATTGTATCTGTCATAATTAAATCTGTGTAATTTGTGGGTTAACTGTGACAACTCCCTCGACTACTCTGGTTTTTGTACCAGATGGAGAAGTTATCTCTACATCATAAAGCCAGCGTCCAGCTGGAATACTAGCAGATTGTACATCTGTTAATTGAAGTCTAACCTTACCAGAAGCTGCTAAGTATATACTTGATGTGAAATTATAGGATGTGCTGGACTGATATGACTTTCTCATTTGAGAAGCCACAGTATATCCAGTCAAATCGAGTGCTTGACCATTGGATGCGGATACAGTAATTATATTGCTGTAGTTAGCCCCAGCGTCAACGAATAGATTACTAACAGTCGCCATTTTCTGATCCTAAATTGCTTTTACCTCTTTATTTATAAGCGAGGGATTTTTGTATTTGCAACTTAGTCGATCAGGACATTATGGAAATCGTCTAGTAAAAATAGCCACTGAGGACGTTGGACGTTTAGGTTTGATATTTTCTTTGATTTGTTTAAAGCATAATCTCGTTCTCCGAATTCTTCGGACAGAATTTGCCTCATTTGCCAACGATGTGTATTGGCATTCCCACGAACTTTGGTGAATGGTTCTTTAGTAGTCATAGCCCAGCGTTGTAGATCGTCAGAATCAAAAAACGCATGCATCTTTTTAGTCTTTTCTATCTGAAGCATTGTTCTATGTTCATATAAGCCAGTGTACCAGTCTAGATTAAAAATACAATACCATCTTAGATCGGCGACTGTTTCAATTTTCCTATAAGAATTCTTTATCATTGGATCCAGAAATTCTAATAGTTTAGGGTCTATGTTATTCTCGTAAGATTCGTATATAGTTTCTGGAGTACCAAGAGTGTGGTGGAACATAGCAGTTCCACCAGTGGCGAACATATCATCTGTTGGTCCAAATAACTGATTCCCACCCATCCCACTGACAAAAATACATTCATTTACATTAAAGGAAAACTCATTATCTGTTGGTTCTAGGATAGTGTAAGGAAATTCATTCTTTAATCTTCTATCAAACATATCACCAGATTCTAAGATAGAATTTAATGTACCCCAAACTCTAACCTGATCGGGATCGTTGGAGAATTTCTTTAACATGAATAAAACAAAAGTGCTATCAATTCCACCAGACCAAAGTACATGTACTACTTTATTAAGACTTAGGAGGTGCTTTGCACGTTCTTCACATGCTTGATAAAATGATTTATTAAAAGAAATACCCACCTCTGGTATTGGGTGGGCATCTTCTGCAATATTTAAATAATGTGGTACAGAACCAGATCTATCATATACCATATTATGTTTATTTAATCCAAGTGTCTCATATGAATTAAAAATTTTATATGTATACGTTTTAGATAAAAATGGTGACATTGAAGAAGCATCTCTATTAATTAAGAAAGGTGCTTGTTTTTTGTTATAATATAAAATTCTAGGTTTCATTATATTTCCATAAAATAAAAAGGGGATGCTAAACATCCCCTGTATAATATATTTAGTTTAGATTAATGAGACTTAATGCTCTTGACTAATCCATCACTAAAGGAAGCCTCAAATCTATCATGGAGAGGGGTCAATAGATCTTGCATCTTTTTCTGTTCAGATTTAGACATAGAGATAACTTCAACTTTTTCAGCTTTACATTGATCTAAAATATTTGGAATATCTGCAACAGATTCTTTACGTTCTGCCTTTGCTGCATTAAATGCTGCTTCAGACATGATCTGTTTAGTTTCATCGTCAAACTGATTGAAGAAAGCCTCATTGACAATAATAGAAGTCAAGAACAAACTGTGTGCAGTATCATTAACATACTTGAAAGATTTGTTTTGCTGTAGTGGGAAAATGCGAACATAAGTTGATTCACCTGCATCGATGTTTCCACGATCGGCTTGTTCATTCATTTGTTCTAATTCGATATTAGGATTTGCAATTGCACCGAGTGTTTCGAAAGTTGCTTGGGCAACTGGGCTAGAACTAATTCTAACTTTTTTACCTTTCCAAGATTCAATCGTATCTGCTTTAAAATTAGCAGGAACCACACGATATCCACCAGAATATGTAAATGCCATTGCTTTGATCTGAGAGTTCTTCTCAACACCAGCTAACAAATCAGCACCGATTGGACCATCAAGAATAGCATCAGCATGATCGTGATCTCTAAACAAGAATGGTAAATCTAAAACATTAAGATCTGGATTGATATCTGCGAGCCAAGTTGTATAGATGTGACCCATCTCAACTTGTCCAGAACCAACTAAATCCATCATAGATCGTTTTGTTAGTTGTTTACCGAAATTGTACTTTTGAGAATACTCAGTCAATGAGAGAATCTCAACATTAAATTTCCCATTAGTTCTTTCGTTAACTTCTTTGGAAAATGCTTCGGCTACCTTCAAAAATAAACCAATAGGCTCATGAGCGATAACCCATTTTACATTTTTAACTGTCATTTTTTAGTTCTCCTAATTTGCTGGTATCAAAAGACCAGACTTGTGTTTGGTTCTGAAAATTTAAGGTTCTTCTCAAGAAAGCCACCTTATTATTTATAAGATCTTTAATTGTATTTAGGTCAATCTCATCTTTATTTATAACAGATTGTAGTGGAATTAGGCTATCTCTGTACCCATATTCTTTAGTATCACTATCAAATTCAAATACTTCTTTGACTGTATAGTGTTCGATAGTTCCAATGTTTCCTACAATTCTAGGGAATTGATTAATCTCTAATACGTATCCTTTAAAGAAACTACTCATGATGCCATCACAATCGGTATAATCTTTTTAGGTTTTCTAACCTTTTCTGGTTTACCCTTAACCCACCAGAAAATATCTTTACGATCTTCTCTTAATGGACCCTCGATATACTCAGGGATACATCCTGTTATCTCTTCAATTGCGATACAAAATGGGATGATATTATCACTAAATGCATTATCACAAGAAGCATCCCATAGTGGACCAGAAAGAAACATACAAGCACCCTTGCAAATATGTACTACTGGGCAGTTTGGGCATTCTTTTCTATCACTCCAATGAGTAGCTGAATCTAATCTAGTTGAAGAAAGATCAGATATATGTCCAAGTTTATGAGATATACCTGCGGGATTTGTAGAAACTGGACTTACATTTTGGCAGGTTAAAACATTACCATTTAAGTCAAGAGCAATAGAATTAGATTTATCCATACCACACTTTTGGGGTAGTGATTCGATTCTAACACCATTCGCTAATGAGTCAATAAACCCACCGACTTTCTGCCCGATAACATCAAATCTTGTTACCTTACCAGCACGCAATTCTTCTAATGCTTGATTTCTATAAGAAATATCTTCTTCACCATCAACTAAAGAATTTGCTAATCCACCCTCATCATAAGCATCAACGAAAGCACCTTCGCCTATTGTTAAGAACTGTTTATATTTCTCACCGATTTCAGTATCAACAAAATTGAAGAAGAATTTTTCAATCTCAGCACGACTAGTATTCTTAGAGTTAATCATAGAATTAAAACTAAACATACGCTTTGGTGCAAGTCTTTTATAAAGATCTATAATACCTTCTTTAGATTTTGGATCATCTAAAGGATCTGGTCCACGAACTGGTTGTCCTGGACCATCATGTGAAACCGCCACACCAAAATTATATCGTTCTAACCACTCATTTTTTTCTATGTCTAATAAACTACCATTTGTAATTACTGACATACGAGCATTTGGGTATTTTTTATTAAGTGCTTCTGCAAGAGGCTTCATTGTTTTCCAATAAACAAATGGTTCACCACCCCAAAACTCGAAGTTTGTATCTTTACCAAATCCATCAGACCCACCTTCATACCATGAGTCCATATTCAATACAAATGGATCTACATCGTTTGGATTAGTTTCATCTGCATGTGGTACGAATCTTTGATTGCAATAATCACATTCAAAGTTACAAGAAAGACCTAGTTGAATCTTAACAGTTTTTAAATCTTTTTTACCATGTTCAATCTTTGCAGGAGAAACAACATCAGGTTGTGTTCTAACATCTGCAATAACATTGGAACCATCTTCCCACTTTAATGTGCTAAGAGAACTATTGTAAAATAATTTCTTAGTAACCTTTTCTGCTGGACTCCATGCTGAAATTTCAAAAGTTGCCATACTATCCCTCAAAATAAATTATCCTATCAGAGTATTTATCTCCGATAGGATATGTTCAAAATATAAATTTTATAATATTTTAGTGAACTCAGTTCTGTTAACCCAATATTTAAAACCCATTTTAACTTTAATAGTATCACCTGCATCCATACCAGTTGTGACTACTTTAAAAGAACCAGTTCCATTAGTAACTGGGATTTTTAATTTTGGTAAATAACCTTCAGATTGGACCAGATAAATGTTATTGATTTTCGAATCTGTTGTAAAATTAACTGTAACAATATCACCAGATACTGTTGAAGATGTCACTGTTATTTCTGGTAAAAGTGTATCAATAATCAGTAATGTAGTAGGATCAGCAGGATGCTTAGTCAAATTACCTGTAACAGTAACTCTATAATCACCTAGTGGTTTAATTTCGATATTATTTCTTAACATTTCTGGTAAAACTGTATTATAGTCCGTATCTGTGCTAA